GATTTCAAATCGGTCTTCATCATAGTTGCGTAATCCAGCGTTACCGCCTGCGCCCGCTTGAACGTTTGATCCTGTACCTTTGTGAATGTCAAAAGTGGCGCGGTAAGATCGCGCAGGATTTTTTCGTCACCGAATGTGGTCACTTTTTGCAAACCGGCCGCCATTTCAAACAGCTGGTCCTTTGACAAGCCCGCCGCTTTCCCAGTGGATCGCACCGCCTGTGCTACGGCGTTTTGCGCCTTGATCTGCTCATCATACAGCCGAACGGTATCCCGCCCGACAATCGCCAACGGTGCCGTTAACGCAGCACTCAATCCCACCCCCATATTGCGCATTGATTTACCTGTGCGCTTCGCCCGTTCTTCGACGCTGGCCAAAGCGCCGCGCACCCCGGTCAGGTCCTTTTTCAGCGACTGGATCCCCGGACCACTGGCGTTGTCAAAGGTCATCACGTATTTCAAAATTTTCATCATTTGATCTAGTGATCCCTCTGTTCGTTAGTGATTTCCAGAAACGCAAACATGCCAATCACATCGTCGGCAGGCAGGTCCCGCACGACGTTTGGCGCCAGCCCATAGCCATGGGCAACGGCGATAACGACAAGGTCATCGCCGCCACCCTTTAGGCGTTTTTTATTTCGGCGATGTCTGGAACTTCGCCCATTTTTTCAAGGATCCGCTGCAAAACACGCGCATCCACTTCGCTTTGCAGCGTCGCGACGGTTTCGGCATCGCTGCCAAAAAGCGGCTTTCCGTCTTGGTCGCGCAACTTTTCAACGATCGTGTGAACGGCCAGCAGGGCATCACTTGGATCCTTAAGGCCCATGGTGATCCGCTTCGCTTCTGCAAATGTGGGCGGGGAAAAATAAGCCGAAAGACCCCATTCAGGTATTTCGATTTCGCGCATCCCATTCTGTTTGAAATGCGCAGTTGCGGCCTGCAGTGCGTTGCTCATTAGACCACCACCGCCTTTGACAGTTTCGTGCCTGTGCCCTGCAGCGAAAGCGTGCCTGTTGAGACAGTTTTCAGGCCTGTGGAATACGCAACTTCGCGCACAATCGCCGTGCCGCTCAATGCCATTTTGCCCACCGCATCGCCCTCGGTGTAGCCAACAAAGGCCACTTGGTCGCCGCTGGACACGTCTTGGCCGCTGCCATTCGCCCAGTCGATCTGAAAGTTCACCGTGCCAGACCACGATCCCTTTGAGGGCAAAAAGACGTCTGCGCCATCATCGATCGCCGTTGCGTCGACAATCTCGCTTGTATCGGTCACGTCAAAAGACGTCACCAAAAGCACCTGAGTGCCATCTAGTGTGATTTTCCCGGAATCGCCGGTGTGTCGTGCCATTGGATGTCCTTTCCTATTGGCTTGAGTTGTCTCTGTCCGTGTCCAGCAAAACTTCGAAATTCATCTGAAGCTCTGCCAGCGGGTCTTCGGCCTTGCCGTCAATTTCGAACACTTCGGACGCCAGATCAGCGGTCAGAACAAAAGCTAAATTTGTCGTGACTGTGTTTACGATCGGTTCGATTTGCTCGGCTAAATCATCCAGCAGATCATCAGCCCCCGGCCCGCCTGCGCGCAGCACGACAACAAGGTCGATGGTTAGATCGCTTTGATTGCCGGATGCAGGTATTTTGCGCGACTGTGGGGCGACCACAGCAAAGTCAGGCAGCGTACCGGGCGTTGACCGTTTGGCCCAGACATCGCGTTTAGAAACACCTGCGACGTCGGCGTCCAAAGCATCGCGCACTGCCGTCCGCAGCACTTTGCGAACGTGGGTCATTTTTCTGACTTGGCCGATACTGGTTCAGCACGGCCATGCTGCACCAAAGACCCGGCCTCACCCGGATTCAGGGCCATAAAGGTCGAACCGCGCGACACGGGCTTGCGCAGAATTTTGTCATTGCGATCCTTTACCGCTGGCAGGTTCTGCAGCGCCCGCATGTTTAAGGTTTTGGTCATTTTCTGTCTCCGGTTTAAGGCGCGGTGGTAACGGTCAAATCGAACTGAACAAACGCATCCGACGCGGGGCTGCCATCCGGCAACGGCGCCGACAGTTCATATGTCTTGCCGTTTCCGGGCTGGATCTTGTCACCTTCTGCCAAAAGCGCAGCGTCGGCCTTTAGCACGCCCAACGTGGCGCGCACCGTCGCAACAGAGCCTTCGCCGAATTCATCAAATTTTTCGTATGGCTCTTCGCGAAAGATCGCCTGTATGTCTTTTTCCGCGCCACCGGCAGGGATTACCGTGACAGGCCCGCCGAACGTGGCGTTCACCACCCTGGCGAGCCCGTCAAAAATTCCAGTCATTAACGCGCCGCGCCGTCTAGAAGCACCTCGCCCACAGAAGACGGGTTCGCCGCGGCCGCATGGGCAACGCCAATCAGGGTATTGCCCGACGCAGTGGTCGTGGCAACTTTGTTGGCATCATCCCAATAGACTTTCTGGCCAACGGTCCACGCCTGGGCGCTGGTTTTCGCCAGCGAAAAGACCCCGCGCCGCGCGATATTCAGCGTCTCGCCAGTCTTGGCATCAATAGAGGCGACACCAAAGAGGGCGCCAGACAAAACGCCTCCGCCAGACGAAACGTCATAGGGTGCCAGAAGTTCAACGGATTCACCGGGCTGGATGAAGTTTTTCATGTCCTGTTTCCTTTCAGAAGGTTTTCAGCTCACCACAGGCGACCGGGTGGCCGCCTGTGCGCTCACTCATTTTTCAGAGGTCCGGGCGTTACTGGCCGGGGTTCTTGTATGCGCCGCGGTAGTTCACCCCGCCGGCGCCGAAATCCGCCTCCAGCGTCATCTGCATGCCCTGCACCCCGAACGGGTTCTCAACCCGAATCCGCGGCGCGCGCGCATCGCGCAGATACCCGTGCCTGAAGTTGTGGGTCTTCCTGCGCGGGTCGACCAGCAAATACCAGGCGTTGTTGGTGATGGTTTCGGTCACAACCACCTTCAGCTTGCCGGTGAAGGGGTTGGTATCGGACGTTTTTGTTGGCTGAATGACCTGCCCGACGAATTGTTCTGCGGCAGTCTCCCGCGCAGGACCTACCAGCAGAATCGACGGTGCGTTCTGCTTGATCACGCGCTTTTTGTCCGCAGCCTTCATGCCGCGCAACGCCTTGCGCCCGGCACTGACCGCTGTGACCGAAATCGCATCGCCAGCCGCGGCAAGGTTGCCGTGGTCGGCATGGAACATCGCCGTGCCGTCCGACAGAGCGGCATTCGCAGCGAACATCGTCCAGAACACGTCCTCTTCGAACTCCGGAACAATCATCGCTGCGTTGTCGATCACGTCCTGAATGGCGCCAAGATCATCATTCACCAGCGCCTGCCGGCTGATTGAAATGCCGGTGGCGTAAGCGCCCAGAATGACCGACTCCTTGCTGTCACCCAGCGTGCCGAACTTGATCTCGCCGTTTTCGCCGATCTTCTGCAAGGTCGGGAATTCATCGGGCCGGACCACATCGTGCGCCCGGAAATCGTTGAATTCCATTTCCCGCGAGATCTCGGTGAACGTGCGCTCGACCAGCTCATAATTCGACGCCAGCACCCGGTTCAGGCTGCCCTCAAGAATGTTCGGAAAATCACTACTCGAGTGCATGGCCATCTGAATGATGTTTGCACGCGACGAAAAGGAACCGTAGCCGGGCCGTTGCTGCCCCATCGACACGGCGGCCATTTCGTGGATGGACATATCGGCATAGGGCCGCGCACGGTCATCTTCGGGATCCTCGCCCATCATCCGCGCTGTTAGCGCCTCTTCCAGACCGGCGCGGCGTGTTTCCACATCCTCGCGGCCAACACGCGTGGCGCCGGCCGGGCGCGTCATGTGGATATCCGGCTGGGTGCCAGAAAGCTCGGCCAGGATGCGGCTGGACGCCGCATCGGCGGTGACACCCTGATCAACCAGCTGATCGACGAATTCCTGCGTGATTGCGCCCGAGTCAATATGTGGGCGCGCCGCATTCATGATGTCGCGCCCTCGCTGGCGCTCAGCCGCGACAGCCTGTTCATTGGTCATCTGAACCGGCGTATTTTGCGGCGCGGGATCACCTGCGGGTGCCGGCGTCTGTGCATTGGGCGGTTTACCGGTGGTGTCCTCGGGGTTGATGGACTGACCACCGTTCTGAGTGGTTGCGGTTTTCTTTGGCATGATGCCCTCCTTTGCGGCCTCACGGGCCTTTTCAGGACCGCTTGGCGCGATCGATTGATCCCCTTTGCGGGGTTCCTGCGAATGAAGAATTTGCTCGGCGCGGTGCGCCAGAAACTGGATTGACTTCGACCGGGCTGCCTCGGCGCGCGCGACCATTTGTGCCTGGTCATCGCTACCGGTACTGTCATCGGCAACGGAATCGGCAAACCCCCGCGAAACGGCATCCGTCGATCCCATCCAGGTCTCGGACCGCATCAGTTCGCGAACCTCGTCTGCCGCAATGCCGGACCGGTCGGCATAGGCGCTGGCATATCCTTCAGCCAGCACGTTCAGCCGTTCCAT